CACCCCTCGGACCTTAAGGTAATTCTTCTGAGACGTTTAAGGCAACGCCCTAAAGCGTCTCAGAAAATCAAGAATTCATGGTGGTCCGAGAGGACCACACCTTGAGGCCCTCACTGAAAGAAGGAAACTTCTTTCTACCAGGGCTTAATTTCACCCTGGTACCGTTTGAGTGTCACACCTAAAAAGGTGACACCCATCTCGACTTGGTGTCAACGCGTCGAGGGCGTCCGGAGCGATCCAGATGTCCTACATCGACAACTTGGCAGTTTGTCGGGTCCCAGATGAGTTCCTCAGTTTCGGGGGACTCAGCTGATCTAGTAAGAATCTTGTGAAGGGCGCCGATATCATCCAAAGAATTCTTTGGAATGGTACTCTTGACGACCAAAGCCTTAACCAATGGGCTTTGGAGGTCAGGATCGGTTCTCTCGGCTTGATAACCGAGAAAACTTTGACGTCCTAGCGCTTGAGATGTGGATTCGACGATAGGAAGAGGTAACTTAAGCCTCTTAATAACGTTATCCACGTGTCTCACTGTGTTCCAGAGACCAGCATGGTAACACTGGTTTCGAAAAGAATACAGCGAGATAATCTCAGGACCGTTCCTGCGGTGGGTGGGTATACTGCTCCGGAGACGGACAACGGATACGTCCTCTCCTTCATAGTAGTCACCACCACAAGACTCTCTGAACTTACCAGTCCAGAAAGACTTGTCTTCACTCACTACGAGCCCAAAAGTTCGTAGTAGCGAAGTCACTGCTGGCACAAATTCGACGGGGAAGATTAAATCATCCCCGAAGATGCGTACCCGTCCAATAAACTCGTTTACGAGTTTCTTGGACAACGGGCGATTGAGCGTTTTTCCGATCCCCATAAAGACGATCGTCGCGAAGACGATTGACTCCAAGGGAAACGTTAGCGCTGAACCCATAGACGCGAACTTACTGAGTCGGATTATGGTTTTTCTTTCCGGCCCAATAGGTACTTCAGCCTTCCGTGATCTGCAAGC